CTATAGTTTTACCATCACCAATAATTAAATCATCAGAAAGTGTAACTATACCTGTGACTCCTAATGTGCCACCAACAGTCATGTCATCTGTGACTGTTAGATCGTCTGAGATAGTTAAGTCATCTACTGTGGTAGTTCCACCAAGATTTAAGTTAGTAAAAGCATCTACTATAGCTGCGCCAGAGCCAGCTCCGTCTGAATATACAGCTTTTACATGACCTGCTGGGATCGTGACATTTGCGCCAGAGCCCTGAGAAATAATGATGTTTTGTGATCCTGATGTGCCGTTTTCAATAAACCAAAGTTTAGATACGGTATTTGGGCCAATCGTTATGGTGCAAGCTGAGTCAAGTGTGCCTGTGTATTTTAAATAAATAGATCTGCCCGGATCAGTAGAGCCGTCTGCAATAGTAGTGGTGTGGGTATCTGCGTTAGTAGTTATAGCCTCGGTGCCAAAACTAAACGCCTCAGCAATCAGCTCTAAATTGGTGTTAGTTTCTGTTCCCCAAGTACCGGAAGATTCACCAGTACCTATTTCTTTTAATCTTAAGTCATTTGTATAAGCTGCCATATTAAACTCTTCTCATATTTATGCCGCGTCCCTACCTGCTTTTATATTAGTATAGTTGGGAGATTGACTTGTCGCAACCTCTGAATAGCTAGCAGATTGAGTGGTTGAAACTTCGCTAAAGCTCGGTGTTTGCGATGTGCTAACCTCTGCATAGCTTGCAGTTTGCGTGGTGGAGATTTCTGCAAAGCTTGCATTTTGGTCAGTGTCTATCTCTCCGTATACTAAAATAAAGCCAGGATTAGTTGTTATATCAACTCCTGTAATATTTATATCAGCTGCTGCAGTTGGGCTAATTGCGCCAACGCCACTGTTAGATGCTTGGCCTGTAAGCTCTAAGGTAATACCAAAAGTAATAGTTGGTGCGCCTAGTAGCGATGTAGCAACTTGCGAATCAGGTGTTACATTGGCCGCAGCATTGGTGGTCACAGATCCGGAGCTTGCGGTCATTACACCAACCGTTGATATAGTTGTATTTGCATCAGCTGTAGGTGCTATAGATCCTACAGCACTGGTGGCTGCTTGACCTGTTGGTATGACGTTGGCTTTCCCAGTTATGGTTAGAGCGCCAGTGCTACCTGTGGCTGCAACTCCCGTAACTGAAACATCAGCTGCTGCGGTGACGCTTGGAACTCCTAGGCTAGTGGTTGCGGCTGTGCCACTGACTTGCACGATGGCTGCGGCAATGACAGACGGTGATCCAGTCGATGCTGTGATCGATTGACTTGCCGGGGTAACATTAGCTTTAGCGACTACACTGACTGAGCCAACCGCAGAAGTTATGACGCCAGCAGATGATATTTCTACTGGTAAGGGCGTTCCCCAAGCAGCTTCACCCCAAGACCCTCGACCCCAGCCTGTAAGAGTGGTGTTGCTCATTAGCTTAAGTTATCTCTTACTGCAACTAACAAGATCTTAATATTATTAAGATCTGCGCGCACCGGATCTGTCATAAAATCAAGTGTAAGCATGGAGTCAATAGTAGCTATGGCGCTAATAATTTTTTCTTTATCGGTCATCGTTTTTATCAAAAATATTAATTTGATTTGGGTTGTAGATTTTTGTAAATTTGTGTAAACTAGGGGTGATGGCAAAAGAAACTTTATTTTTTACATGGGAGGACGGTCCTGCGGTTGTCGATCCTGTTGGCATGGGATATGAAGGATACTTCATAGCGCCCGGTAAGTCTGACTGGACACTAGCTATGCCTAGCCAAGTAGCCGACTTTTTGATTGACGGTGAAAAAATGTCTAAGTCTGCATTTGCTGACAAGTTTGGCGTAATCGGTAAAGATTTGCCCGAGCTACCAGCTGAGACATAGCCACCCATAGCAAATTTTTTAACGTCTGGTTTATAAAAACTAGGATCTATTTGTTTTTTAGCAACGCCAAATGTAGCACTCATTTGTTTTTCAAGCTCCTCCCCTCTCCTTAAAATATCAGCATTAATTGCTTGACGCTCTGCTGCATCAGTTGGCATGCCTTTGGGAAATAAAGATCTAAACTCTTCAAAGGCCTTATGATTAGCGTCAGCTGCGCGCCACATAGGTTCAGTAATAGCAGATATTTCACCGACTATAGGCTCGCCTTTAGAGTTGGTAAATTTAATTAGTAGCTTACGATCGACAAAACCTTCAGGTTTCACTAATCTGCCTTTATCAAAAGTTTCAAAATTTTCTTTAATAAGACTAACCAAAGCCTCTTCCTCTGCTGGTGTAGAGACTAAAACTCTTGTTCTTATGGGATCGGTTAGCTTTGTTACATCACCTTCATACTTATCGACAGACTTTTCGATTGCTCTAGGCACTTGTTTTATTTTGCCAAAAGGCACTCCATAGCTATCAAACTTAAGTGTTTTGCTGGGCAAGCTGGTTGATAGATTTAAGCTTGCTGCTAATTCATCTATGCTCTGATTAAACTCAGGTGCGCTACGCACAGCTCGATCAAACATTTTATTGGCATCGCGTATCGTATTGCCTGAGTATAAATCCTCTTGATGTTTCATAACATCTGCTTTGGTGGTTGGTAAGCTAGCAATACCGCTTTTTAGCGCTTGTTTGCCTGGTCTAAATAAATCGCCAATCAGCGGTAAAGCACCAAGAGTTGAGAGTCCGGCGATACCTGCATACATTAGGCCAGGTTTTATATTGCCTTCTCTAAACTCTTCGATTGCATCGCGGCCGTATTTACCGCCAGCGACTAAGTCTGCTGCCATTCCGGGTGGTGTAAAACCAGCTGCTATTTGTGCGAGTAAAGGCACATTCTCTTCGTAGCCTTCAACCGCTCGATCTAAAAGATCTTTGTCAGCTGCTCCACCTTGTTGGAATATGTCAATATTTTGATACATTCCATGATTATAACTGAAACGCTAACTTTTTCTATTCGTGGTGCAGTCCTTGGAACTTACGTTTTAGGATCCTGTGGACCTTGTGATACGGAAAATCCTCATAGCCGGGATGAGAGCTTTGGATCTGTTTGGCTATTTTCCTTGCACCTAAGCCTTTTTCGCGTAACGCCCAAATATGTTTCAGCACTGCAAACTCCTCAGGTATGGGCACTAGCTTGGTTCTGCGTCTACTGCCAGAGTCGTCATACTCCTTGCGATAACCAAACGGCGTTTTACCGCCAATAGAATAGCCTTTTTCTGCGTAGACAAGTTTGCCGCCGTTGAGTCTTGACATAATCGTTTCTCTTTCAATCTCAGCAAACATGGCCATATTGGTGACCAGTTGTTGGTTAGCGATCCTTGTCATATCCATCTTTGCCTCTAGGCCTGTTTTGGCTTTTTCTTTAGGTAAAACCACAGGTATATCATTGAACATATCGCAGAAATACAGTGTGATACCGGTCTCCTCAAGCGTAGGTATCATGTTCAGCATTTCGAGAAAAGATCTTGCGAGCCTGTCTAATTTGGTTGCTACTATCACATCGTTGGCGTCCATAACGTCGGTCAGCTCCCTAGAGCCTGGTCGCTCTAATAATGGCTTCATGCCACTGATACCAGCGTCGGTAAAGAACTTGTCAACTTTCCTCCCACCATATTTGTTAGCGACAAACTCCTCAATCGATCTTTTTTGTTCTTCGAGTGAAGAGCCGTCTTTGACCTGTTGCTCAGACGATACTCTGATATAGCCGTAGATATGGTTTACTTGTTTTCTTGGCTCAATCATATTGCCTCCTTATCAATTACCTCAGATTCTAATTCTGTAAAAGTCTTGTAAGACCAACCAAATTTTTTCCTTGATTTTTTTACATTAGATATATTTAAGTCATCAGCTAGATTGCGAATGTGTAGTCTGTGTTGTTGTTCTTCTAATGGTCTAATGCACGCCTTGTCCCACTCGCTTCTTTTGATTCTTCTAAAAAGAGAGTTTTCAGATGTTCTATAACGCACCCACTTATATCCAATAGACTTGGTCTCAACAACCCTATAGCCGTTTATGTAAACCCACCATTTTTTCATATTGCCTTCTCCTCAAACTTAATCTCACCACGTTTAATCATTCTTAAAATGTTTCTAGTTTCAAACAGCCAGTCAGTAGCGCCAAGACCTAGACCGTGGTCAATATTCCAACATTTGCCACCGTCATCTAGTGTCTGTTTCATTCTCTCGTCATTTTTTGCATCATTATATAGTTCTGCAATTTCTTTAAGATCTTGTGTTCTGGCCCACTCTTTTACAATAAAAACAAGATTTTTCATAGTATCTTCTTTGACGTTCATACTGCTTCCTTAGTAATAATTTGATCTCTTTCAATGACAGATTGAAAAGTAAATGGTTCTCCATGCAGCTCAGAAGTCGTTTCGACAAGCACGCAGTCTAGGTGTGGTAGATCCTCGTGTTTATAGTTGTTGTCGATAATGATGCCCTCACAAACATCATTCCACTTATCAATAAATAAAACTTTTTTGTTTTTCATAGTCCCTCCATAAAAAATTTGTTACTCACGATACAATAATAACAAATGAGCAGATATTTGCAACTATTTATAAAATTTAGTATATTGTTTTTTGTAAGTTAATTTTGAGGGAAAATTATTATGAATAAACCAAAACATATCAAAGATACTTTGTATCCGATGTTAATAGAAATTTTTATTCGCTACTTGTCTAGGAAACATGACAAGCCATACAATCAGATAGCTATGTCTGAGATGGCGCCAGAGGATCTTAAGCTGTGGCAAGAGATTGAAGAAATGAATGGCCGCAAGGTTGGAGTGGTTTATAAAGACGATGCGGCGACAAGGGTGGTGCATTGATGGGAGCAGATATTTTTAAAGAGGATGACGGTTTTTGTTTAGACAGAGAAATTAAAGAAATGAAACTTAAAAAGGATTTGCAGTTTTTAAAAGAAAGATTTTTTAAGTCGGATGCAGCTCTAGGCAGAATGTTAGGCGTAACAGGCAAAGTTATGGGAGATTGGTTGAAAAGAAATCATAAAATGCATGACAGAACTTATAATCATGTCTTAGTGAGAGTAAATTTAATTAAAAGAGCAATTAAAGAGGTCGATAAGTACGATCCAGAAAAATTTTTTTTTGATAAAGAAAAAGAAGAATGATTAGAAGTATGATTAAACAAATAGAAGTAATAAGGCTTCATAAGGACATACAGTTTTTGACAAAACATTATTTTCACAATAATACAAGTATGGCAAAAGCTCTTGATATTCTGCCCAAAGTTTTGCGAGATTTTACAAAAAAGGGAGTTATGCCACAGGATAAAAAGTTTGAGAAGATGATAAAACGAGTTGAAGCTATAAAGCTAGAAATTAAAGCAGCAAATGAATACAAACCAGAGGATTTTTTCAGTAATTAAGAGTGATGCTTGATTGGTTTTGGAGCTTAATCGATAAATGCGTTGAGAAATCGTTGCAAAACCAGTCTAATAAATTATTTGAGAGGGAGGTAAAGCGCCATGAAGATGAAAGACGATAAAAAAGTTTATGAAGTTTTTATAGAAAAAAATGTACCAGTGCCATCAAAATATTGGAGTAAATGGGCAAAAATTGTAGATGACATGCAAATCAACGACTCTATAGTTTTACCTAATAGAACAACAGCAGACAGGTTTTGTCAGCATGGTAATAGAAGAGGTATGAAATTTACAGTTAGAAAACAAGATAAGGGTTTAAGAATATGGAGGATAAAATAACATGAAGATGAAAGACGAGATTGAGGGTGTAGCACGACATTTAAGGATTGTGTGTTCACAACAGATCGAAGATCTAGAAGATCAACTGCCACAAGTTACCAATCCGCTGGAACGAGAGGATCTACAAAAACGGATCGACACATTGCACGAGATGACGGATGAGGTGAATCGACGCGCTGAGGTTTTGATCCGGGAGTATAATAACAAGACATGAAAGTATTAAGTTTATTTGACGGTATGAGCTGTGGGCGGATTGCACTCGATCAGCTTGGGTTACCTGTAGAGAAGTATTACGCTAGTGAAATTGATAAATACGCTATGCAAGTTAGTGCAGCAAACTATCCAGATATAGAACAAGTTGGCGATATTTGTAATTTAGATCCAAAAGATTACAAAGATGTAGATTTGATCTTAGCAGGCAGTCCGTGTCAGGGTTTCTCATTTGCAGGTAAGCAGCTAGCTTTTGATGATCCTAGATCTGCATTGTTTTTTGAGTTCATACGCTTGCTCAAAGTAATTAAGCCAAAATATTTTTTACTTGAAAATGTAAGAATGAAAAAAGAATTCTTACAAGTTATATCCCAACAAGTATCGGAGTGTTATCCAGAGATACCGTTTGGTATTGAGCCTATTTTTATAAATAGTTCGCTTCTTAGCGCTCAATCCAGACAAAGATATTATTGGACTAATATACCAGGTATCAAGCAACCAGAGGATAGGGGTATAGTGTTGAGAGATATATTGGAAACAGAGCCAAATAATTTTACTAAGATGTCAGATAAGTTTGTTAAAAGAAATGGCGATAGAAATTGCATGATTGACCAAAACAAAGAAAAGGCTAGTAATTTATCTGCTATGGAATATGTTAAGAACGGCAGACAAGGTAATTACCTGGCCTGTGATGATAATGGTAAGCCGGTGCACAAGCCTGTGAAAAAAACAGAGCGCAATCGCAGACATCTCAAACAGTTAGATGAGAAGTCTTTGTGTATGACAGCGACTATGTACAAAGGTGCTGGGAATAATGGTATGGCCTTAGTTCCACAGAAACCTATCAAAGTAGGCATGAATGTAGAAGAAGTAAAGGTTAGAAAGCATGAGGTTGATATTTTGTTATTACAACAAGCGCTTCGTGCTTACAAACAAAATAGTAAAAAAACTAACAAACAAATTGCAGATGAAACAAATATGCCAATCACTAAAGTAGAGCATTGGTTTAGAACTGATAGTAGCTTTGCTATACCAAGTGATGATATATGGTTTAAGCTCAAAGAAGTTCTTGGGTTTACATCAAGCGTATTTGATAAACAGATTATGGAGTTTGAATATAGAGATGGTGTATTTGAAAGCACACAAAGGGTTTATAGCGATCAAGGAAAATCACCTACGCTTACTGCATCAAACAAAGAACAGATGATAGAGACGAGGCCTAGACAAGTAGGTGTTGCTGTAGATATTAGTGGCCATGATGTGCTGAAACGAGTGTATAGTCCAGAAGGTAAATCGCCAACGGTCAATACCTGTCAAGGTGGTAATAGAGAGCCAAAGGTTGTCACAGGTGGTGCGTTTCGTGGCAGAGCGTACGACAAAGATGGTAAAAGAAAAGATAGGGATGGTAGTTCAGTTGCAAAGCAAACTAAACAGATGTTAGAGCTACGCAAAGATAATAAATCAAACGCTATAACTACAGTTGGTAAAGATAGTGTGGTGGTTCAAGAGTCAAAACTGCGAGAAAAATCAAAAACAGTTAGAGCTGGTGGCAGAGGATCTTATGACAGACATGAATGGGATAGTGTTGATGAACTACACTGGCGTAAGCTTACACCGTTGGAATGTGAGCGCTTGCAGACAGTCCCGGATAATTACACGAACCATGTATCAAACACTCAGCGCTATAAAATGCTTGGCAACGGTTGGACAGTAGAGGTTATAAAACATATTTTACAAAATATGGAGGTTGAAAATGATAGCAAAAGCTAAATGTGAAAAATGTGGCAGGACTATTCCTGTTAATGAGATTTTAAAGCATAAATGTGAGGGTGAAGTGCCTAAACATTTGCGTGATGTACCAGAGGATACGGTGTCAACCTTGCGCGCTATGTTTGCGCCACGTTTTTAACGAAACGGCGGGCCTGTAAACCAAGCAACCACTACATAACGATTACCTTTGGTCACTGGTTTGACCTGGTGCGAGATAAATGAGCTAAAAGCCACGATCTCACCTACCTTGGGGCGCGTACAGCTAGGCTGGTCGCTGGTTCTAAAACAAAGTTCGCCGCCTTCATACTCTTCATTCAAGCAAAGTGTCATACTTATCTTACGCGTCGCAGCTGTGCCGTCAGGTCCAATGTCAATATGATAGCCATAACCGTTACTTGGAGCTTCATAGTGGATAATTTGTGCTGTTTCGATGCCAGTAATTTGATAATTAAAGTATTTATTAGCAGCAACAGCTATTTTATTAAGGATTCTGTAGAGCCGGTCTTGTTTTGCGTCAATATAATGGATCTGCGCATCCCTGATATCAGTATTTGCTGTCTCCTTAGCGTTTTTGTGCACTTTTGCTTGCACTGGTTCACTTTCAACCAAGTAATCTAAGAACAGATCTACTTCATCTTGGCTAATCGACAGTCCGGTGACGCCGTGATTAGGTTTTTTAATCTTGTTCGTCTGCATGGTAGTTCAAACTTAGCTCCTCGCCGTTTTTTATGGCAGCGATGGTGTACAAATGATACACACGATAGTCGTCCCAATCTAATAATTCAATTAAACAACAGTTTGGGCGCTCAGTGTGATTGAGGAAGCCACCTAAGGGAGTCCGTATATAGCCATCAATGATCGGCACCTTGAGGTGAGTCATGCCCAGATCAGATTGTGCAGGTATGTTTTCTGTTGCAAAGAGTCCCAAGCCTTCGATTTTACTTGGTCGCACAGTAAGATTATCAGGTAATGGTTTGTAATAAAATTTATTAAATTTATATTGCATCGCTAGCTTGCAAAGTGTTTGTCATATCTGCGCCAGTTCTTTTTAAGAACATCGAGCCAATGCTCCATGTCCATAACACATATTTTGTCGTTTTCATGTGGCCACTCAAGGTTCATAGCATGCAATGGCACGCACACGCGGATAGGTCTGCGGTTGAATTTGAAGATCAGGACAGGGATCCTGCCATCACTGGCACTGCAAACTTGGTCCCACCAGGCTTTTTTAAGCCATTCGCCTGCTTTGTAAAATTTACATTCAACCGCATGAAAGGGTATGTCGAGATCGCATAGATCTTTTTGTTGGTATTGATCTAGATTGCGTTTTGTTTGGAAATCAATATTGTTATCGGCAAAAAAGCCGTTGAGAATCTTAGCTACGTCGCGTTCAAATTGTGCGCCCTTATTTCTAGAATTAATAGGCATTGATAGAGTTTCTCAAAACATGCAAACAATTGCAAACTTAATTTACAGCGAGCCTAAACCTTTATCCTCATCCTCAGTATTTTTTTCGATTGACAGCGCAGCAACTCCACCAGCACCTGCAATCGGTGCAAAGGAGAACATTTGGTCTTGGAAGTATTGTTTCCGGGCGCCAGTTTTAAAAAAATCTTCGGTAAAGTCGTCATCGGTTTGTTTGATAACTTTCAAGCCGCGTTTTTGTAAGATATTAATAACATCTTGGCTGGTATCTTTGGGCACAATAGCACCTGCAAATTCATCAAAGCCAACAGCTCGGATTGGCTTGGCCTCAAAGTATTCGACATTGCGGGTAGCGTTTTTGATAAATAGATCTTCAAGATCATCCAAGAATCCTTTGGGTGGGTTGTCGTATTCAAACTTATTGCGCGTAAATTTTTCTAGATCGTCAAAGTCAATGTTTTGATTGTAAACATCTTTTAATAATTTTTGGTCAAATTTTTTGCCATCTTCAATAGCTATGCCGATGTCGTTAAGCATGTTACTGCCGACATTTTCATCGTAAAATGAACCTTTCGGAGTTAATTTTGCATCCAGAGTTGCAGGAAATTTGTATTTAGCTAACAGCTCATCTATTTGTATGCCTAAATCCATTGCGCTAGGTGGTTTATCAATAAGCCTCCCACGTTCGGCTTTTATATCAGGCAGATCTTTGAACTCCTTGGACATGAGTGCTTTCATTCTGGCTGGCGAATAACCACCAGCAAAGCCTTCGCCACCGCGTTGCGTTTCTTTTATCATGCTATTGACTGCGTTCTCGAGAGTGTAGGGTTTGGTAACCATGGTTTCTTCAAAGTCGTCAAAGTATTGCAGCACGCCGTTCTGGGAGAGATATTTGTTTTTCTCTTTTTTCATCCATTTATTAAAATCTCTTTGATATTTAAAAAATTCTTGATTTAGAGCTGGTCCAAAGAAATCATCTAAGTTTCCAACTTTTTCTTGCATAAATTTTATTTTTGCAAGGTTTGAGTCAAAAAACCTATCAAGTTCATCAAGTCTATTTTCTGGGTAATACATATTGTCTTTTTGCAAATTGCGTAAAGCATATTGGCCTTGTTCAAGCTGATCTAGTTCACCATACTCTTTTGCTAACGATTCGTACTCTTTGGTAAGTTTCGATTCAGCTCCTTCTTTGGCTAAACGAAGTTTCTTTGGCGCTCTGGGTGTGTAGGCGTCAGCTGAATATACTTTGTTGCGAGGATCTATGGCTGGATCAAACTTTTCCGGCTTGCCAATTAGTTGGATTTTACCAAAGCCTTTGAGGGGGATCTCGCTTTCGGTTACGGCTAGACTAGGTGAGGGTAAACCGCCCATAGCATCAAAGCTGCGGATTGCTTCCTCAGAAGTATTGTGAACGAACATTAGGTTTTTAGATTTCATAGCATCGGAAAAATTTTTGGTGGCTTGGTCAGGTATGGCGTCTATGCCTTTTTTGATAGCCGCTTTCGCTGGTGCGCCAGCTGCACCTAGAAAATCTAGTCCAGATAAAGCCACGCCAAGTTTATCGCCTTCAGCTTTAGCTAATTCACCACTGATAAACGGTAGGAATTGAGCTATACCTTTGAGGGTGTCGCGACGTCTAGACTTTGGCGATGGAACCATCGGTCTAGTGAGGTAGTCGATGACTGGTTTGGGTCGATTTATTTGTGGTGGCAAAACGCCGCCTACATTTGGAGCAGGATTTAATGCGTTGATGCCGTCGGTTTCCATGTAGTGATTGTAGCTTAGGAAATGTTGGCTAGTAAAGTTGAGGGGTAGGATTCATTTTTTCATGTGATTCAGTGTGTCAAACCTAGTTATAACTACAACTGTAAACGCGCTGGCCAATATTGGGGTGTAGGGGTCCCTAATATGTCTTTTTCCCTGTAAAAAAGCGGCTTCAAGGGACTCCTGTTACTATTGTGCTCACAATTTGCACTTATTTGCATTAAACAATACATGTTTGCAATAGGCTGAAAGCCTTGCTACATAAGGTTTTTAAAGGATATTGTTTTTTTTCTGAGATTTTTTGGTTTTGGATAAGTGCGCTCGTTCACACAGTTATACACCTACTTATCTTTGTGCGAATAGTCGTCAGTATTTGCGCCGAGTAATTGTCCCAATCTCTCCTTGATTTGCTCTCGGCTCATCTTCTCCAGGTTAGCGTTAATGTTGATGTTCTGAGATCTATTGATAGACAAACCAGCGAGTTGATTCAGCTCTTTAATCGCTGACACGGCCGCATTGTATTGTCCTTTCTCGTATGCGCTCTCCATCACCTTCCACAACATCGTGCCTGTCTTCTGTGGCGTGATCGCATACTTCTCTGCCAGCTCATCTTGTTTGATCCGGATAGCTTTCACCACATTCGGATAGTCCTTCCCGTTCAACAGCTTGTTCGCGCTTGCGCTCGGAAATTCATAACCAGCTTTTCTGGCAGCCTCGGTCATACCGCACGCACCTTCGGTGTAGTGCCACACAAAGCTGGCCTGCATTTCAGTCAAGCTATATTCATTATCCTTATCGAATTGAATCGGTGCTTGTGATTTCTTACTGGTTGGCTTTTTTGGTCTTGGCATGTTTATCCTTATTCTTAAATATTCTCTCCCACTCCCGATTATAAACCGTCTGTTTGCCGGGACGTCTTTTAGAGCCCTTACTCATCAGTGTACAGTGTAGAGTGTATAGCGCTTCTATTATATATATTATGTAACGCGTAAGAATGTATTCTTATACTTAACCTTATTATAGTATATATATACACTATACCCTTATATATAGGAAACGTAGTCATAGCAAGGGATTGCGACAGGGTATAGCTACTTTTACTATACCCTGTGCTATACCCTTTTTCCCCTTGAAATCTCATCGAAAGAAGCGATCCACCACTATTGCCGCGATACCAACCACAACAATCGAGGCCGCGAGTACAGAAAAAAAGGTAACAGCTACCACCTCAATTATGTCTTTTAACACCTCAATCATCAAAATTTATCCGCGTATGAGCCATAACTATCGTCATCTCCAGCTGCGCTGTAGTCCAGATCAAAGATCTTCTTGCCGTTCGATCGGCGCGGCTCGATGCCTCTATCGTGTAACACCCGACTTGCCTCTTTGAAATCAGGCATCCTTGGCGCCTTTATGCCAAGATCACGCAACAGTTTCGTCATTTGCACTGGCTTTGTATCCTCACTATCAAAGTCCACATGCTCCAAGATCAGATCCTCCACACTCGACTGTGTGCGATACTGCTCGTTGCTGTTTTGTAAGAGCTCACGCTCATCCGGTGAGAGAAACCAATTCTTCTGTCCGGGCACATACATCGTCTCTTTAACTTGCGCCCACAACTGTTGCATGTTGACGCCATGATTGACGTTGATATCGCGCACTGCCAACACCCAAAATCTTCGATTCCCTGACGTATCCGTCAAAAACTCGCGTGCATTAACTGATGCATAAAACGCCGTCCTGCGCTGATAGGTCGTAAACGCCCGATCATACGGCAACCTTAGCTCATCCGTCTTCGCCGTCACAAATGCTTTCAGCTGATCGATGTCCGATTTTTTAAACGTCGACTCGATCTCGCCTAGCTCGACAATCCAATGGCTAACCGCCCGCTTAACGCTGTCTTTATCCGACGGATTCAGCGTTGCACCTTCTAACAGCCAGCCTTTATTGTAATCACACAGTCGCTTAAACCATAAGGTTTTCCCGAGTCCTTGAGCGCCCTGCAACACGAGGATACCTTCGAGCTCAACGCCGTTCTTTTCAAAGGCAGCAGCTACGCAAGATATGAGCCACTTTTTCAGCAACATATCGCGTAACTGCGCCGACTCCTCCGTTGTCAACGAGTCCAAAAAGTCTGGCAGTCTATCGACTCCATCCCACGGCTCGCTCTCTATCCATTCTTTGACCGGGTTGTATTCGCGTGCTAAGACCTTTAAATAGTCGCGCACTTTGGTATGCGGTATGCCCATATTAATACACCGATTTTCAATCTCTATCAGGCTGGCCTCCTCATGCATGTCAGCAATAAAAGTCATGTTCGGTATATCTATCTCCATCTTCTTCTTAATGACGTTGTAGCGCACATCAACGCCATGCGTCAGCAACACCCCACCGATATTGTCTTTGGTGTTCAAGAAGCGTCCGCTTGCAGATCTGACAAAGTCAAACTCCACCGGGACATCGACACTCTGCATGACCACCTCGCCTTCGACGACAGCAACTTCGTTCTTATGGTCGTTATAGTCGCCCTTGCTCTCTGGCATTTGAATCTCGGCATAACCACCGACTTTCTTAATGTAAGCTGCCGCTTTCTTCGCCTCCCTCTCACCTGTTTTACTATCATCGTTATCAGCGACAAAGACATGTTTATGATTGGGAAAGTATTTATACATAACTTCAGCTACCGGACTAAGATTAAATGCATCAAAAGCCACTACTACAGGTTGCGATCTATCTGCATAAATCGACGCTGCGGTCGCATAGCCTTCGGCATAATTTAGGGTATCTGAACTATTAAAGATCTCTCTGCCGAGAAGAAAAAAGCTACCGCTTTTTTTAGAACCAGTGAGAAAACGCTTGGTGCCATCGGCAGCGATAAACTGCAACCCAACGATAGTGCCTTGACCATCTTTCATCGGAATCACTAAGTTGTTGTGCGTGTCCTTTTTTAAGCCATACGACAAGACCTGTTTGTTTTCCAGGTATTCATGTTTCACACAATCCTCAGCTCGATCCCAAATGGACTGCGCTCGCTGTGCGGCCTGCGTATATTTTTCAGCTGTCTTGACTTCGGCCTGACGTCGTAGCTCCTCGATCTCCGCCTTCTGCTCTTTGGTCATGCGATACCTTTTACTATTTTCTGGTTTCCAAGTAGCTGTGGGTTGATCCGTGCTGACTCGATAATCGCCCAGTCTACCGTAGGGGGATGACTGATCGAGCCAAGCCTGATACCAACCCACGAGCTTACGTTGATTGCCGATATTGATGTAGGCTCGACCTATTGAGCCATCGGTAATCAATCCCTTATTGGGATCGGGTTCATAGCCATGCTCGGCTAAGAAATCTCTAAACTGAGAGGTGTAATCCTTGGTAAAAGGTTTGTTGAAATTTTTGTTAGGCCCTTTAATTTTTAATGACATCAATCCATCGCTTGTTTTTTGTGTTTACTTCTTTTATAAAAGTGTATAGAATATTACCCAAGTTTATTATAATTTGCAAACACATTATGGAGGAATATACATGAGCTTAACAATTAGTGGCGAAGGTGGTGGCGAAGCTCTACCTAAATTACAACAAGGCATTTACCTAGGGACCTGTTATCGGATTGTCGATATGGGCACAACAGAAAGAGACTATCAAGGCACAAAAAGCAAGAAAACTAGAGTGCATATAACTTTTGAAGTATCCGAAGCATTAGATCCTGTTGAGAACCAAACTTTGATGGACGACGGCAGACCATTTGTAGTCTCAAAAACTTATACAGCATCGTTGTTTGAAATGGCTGCGTTGCGTAAAGATCTACAAAGCTGGCGTGGTAAAAGTTTTACCGAGGAAGAACTCAAGGGTTTTGATATTTCAAAATTATTAGGTTGCACAGCTAGAATAGAAGTCGGTCATACTGCACAAACTGATACCAGTCCGGGCGGTAATCCAAAAATCTTAAGTTTACAAAGACCAGACGGCGGCATCCAACAAGTGCAAACTCACAACAACCAAGAGTCGTTTGATCTTGATATATATTGTGATTTTGTTAGAGGCAATAAAACACCTGACGGCCAAGCTATGGCTGACATCTATGAAACTCTGCCACCATGGCAACAGGAAGATATCTCAAGCAGTTATGAATTTATCGCAGCTGCTGGACAATCAACTGACACCACGATGGCTGATGATTTATCTAATTTAACCGATCAAGCTGCAGCGGAAATGAACAGTAACGACTTTGATAGCGACGATACCAAAGGCGGATTGACTGAGGAGAATATTCCGTTTTAGTTTGGAGGCAGGCAACAACCCTCCTACTCACATAACTCCAACATGAGTTAGTTGCCTGCCACATTACTGAGGACATTATGTTTGAAGATATGAAACCAGGTATATACGAAGATATACCGTACGAAGAGTATGCACAAATCCCGGCGTTTAGATCTCACGATTTAACTGCGGTCATCAAATGCCCATATCGCTGGAAGCACCAAAAAGAGATGACGCAAACGCCAGCTCTATTGGAAGGCCGCGTCCAACATACTGTGTTTTTAGAACACCACAACTTTGACAAAGAGTTTGTGATTCAACCGAATATTGATCGCAGAACTAAAGTCGGCAAGGAAGACTATGCTAACTTCATGACAAGTGTGGGTGAGCGCACAGCAATCAGCCGGGATCTGTATGACGTTTGTATGGAGCGACGCGCAGTTGTGCAAGAGTATGTGCCAGCTAAAGATCATAAAACTGAGCTGACGCTTGTCTTTGAGCTCCATGGTCATCCCTTCAAGTGTCGACTCGACTGGTATGACGGTGAGCGCGTTTGGGATCTAAAAACCTGCCGTGACGCTTCACCGCGCGGCTTTCGTAACGCAATTAACAGTTTTAACTATCACATGCAAGCTGCGCTGTATCTAGATGGCTGTAAAGCCTCTGGCTTGCGTGCTGATGGTTTTAACTTCCTTGCACAGGAAAAGGCACACCCTTACCCATACGGCGTTTATACGCTATCTGATGAAGCATTAGAGTATGCCAGAGCTCGTAATGAGCAAGCCTTAGATTTGTTATTGAAGTGTAAAGATAAAGATGATTTTAGACCTTACAACCTAGACGGCGTCCAAGTTGTAGAGATCTCAGATTTGTATTAGTGGCTAGATTATTTCTCTGTTTCCCAATCTTTGATTTTTGTTAGCAAGTCTTTGGCAACATCAGTAGGATCATCTCCATATATATTGTTGTGTTCAACTTCTCTTTCTAACCATTCTTTTATTTTATCTATTAAATCCATTACGCCACCTCCTGCTTTTTAAGCGCTTCAAGTATCAACTCAAGTTTCTCAAGATCGTCCCAAAAAACCTTACCCTTTTGAAACTTGATATTCTTAATAGTCATTTCAAGTCTCTCAACCAAAGTATATCCTCCGATCATTTCCATATCGCCGCCTCCTCACTTAAAATTTCATCTATTGTTGTATGATTTTCATGCGGTTTGTTTTTTACACTTCTTAACTCGTAAATATATTCATGGTTTATGTAGTCGTATTTTCTGTAAACATATAAATGTTTTTTGCTTTTACCGAACTTCTTAATAAGTTCTTCTCTTGTGTAATTTTTATAAGCCATTACAATACCTCCTTAAACTCAACAAGTTCGTCTGTATCAATTAATTGTTCTGTGCAATCTCCAAACTGACTACACCAAACCCTAAAATCTTGACCAAACTTTTTTTTCATATAAGCAATATCACCTTTAGAGAAGTGTTCAAATAATTGAACTTCTCCCCAACTGTTATCACCTGTTCCTTTAAAGTCGTTGTAAATTAATTGATCGTTCTCAATTTTATAATCGCAACAATCGTTGCTAACAATCTTTGCAGTCATTCCACCCTCCTTTTTAGTGTTTTCAATTAAAATTCCCACATAGATATATTACTAAAAATTGCAACTATTTGCAACTATTTACACACAATAATAACAAGTTGTTTTATTCTAAAGAATGGTATAAATCTACCGTTTTTTGCTTATCACATAGCCAGAAAACCAATAAATATCTGTCGCCACTGTCAACCGGCAGGCCTTTATGTAAATTGTTGAATGAGGGAAACATGAGTGCATGGCCAGTAGGTAACGGTGGGACCTCGCCATAATTGTGGAACGCCGTGCCGCCACCTTTATACTTACCAGTATTCAACGGCACCACCACCGATATATCTGCTGATTCATCATGGTGCCAAGCGCCTTGTTGTTTATCGATTAGATTGTAGTTAGCGATCTGTATACTTGCAGGATCTTTACAATCGCGTTGCCAAATGGCATTGAAGATCGGATTTAATACTGTTTGCACTACAAACCACATGGTCCGATACAGCTCAGGCACATGTTCTTTTAAAACTATCTCTGGGATCTGTCGCAGTGTATCTTCCTCAGCATTGCCCGCAAAACCTATCTCTTTTTTCATGTATTCTATCTCGCGTAGCAAAATAGTACAAAAGTGTCTGCGGAATAAAGGAAACCGATAAATCTCCGGATAGATCTTCTTGACCACATCATGCACAGGAGTCTTGGCCATATCCTCCATGCCGTTGCCAGCTTTATACTTAATCACGGCTGGAATACTGTCTTGGACAGCTTGATACGTCGTATGGTTTATCATCCAATGCGACTGCATGCTCAACAGATAGTTTCTAAGTTTATACATGCGATTTAGTATATCAGATAAATATAAATAAGATGTTGTATATTTGTGTAAATTTTTATAGAATATACCAAACCATAAATATATTTATATAAAAAATTATGAGCGAAGGAAAAGAAATTAGAAAAAGTTTAGCAGTAGATCCTAGCACTTATGATCTGTTGTGTGAGATATGCGCAAGTGAGCACCGATCTAAAATAGATCAGCTCAAAGTGTTAATTCAAAAAGAACACAAACGATTAGCTACGGTCAATGCAGATGAAGCTGTTTAATAAGATCATGGCTAAAACCAAACCCACACCGCAGTCTTATCGCCCAGTTATGGAGGCGCAAGAGATTGTCGATGTTTTTAGTAGAACTACACTACACCAACAAGCTGCCTTGCTCAGGCTGATTTCAAGAAATGTCATTATTAATGTAGATGGCCAAGACATTCATGGTCTCGATCTAGATTATGAAGTTGACGGCGCGATAATAAAAGCTACTGAGTCTTCAAGCTAAAGATCCCAACCCACCCATTTGTCGCATTGCGATCTCACGATCTCTTTCATCTGGCAATATAGTCGGCGACAACATTTGTGGTGGCGCTAGATCTGATCCGGGCAAGTCAAAAGCAGGTTGTTCCAACCTCGGTATACTGAACTGATCTAAAGATGTCTGTAAATTAGGATCTACTTGTGGTTGTTCTACTTGTTCTGGTTGTTGTGCTTGTGCGTCTGGCGTTGGCAAGTCAACTGCTTCAGTATCAAGCTGCATGTTTTCTTTTTCAGGCAGTAAAGGTTTCCTTAATTTTTTCAAACTGCTTCTTGCCACATTAAAAGAGTTTTTGCTTGCGACAATAGCCTTTGGCCCTAATAAACCTGTTTTAGCTAAAGCAGAAACAAATAAATACTGCGTTTGTCGCGGATTTACGTCTTTTCTTTTTGTTATTTCTGGCACCACATTGTCTTTGAAAGACTTGAGATCAGCCAATTCTTCATCAGTAAACAAAATATCAAATAAGTCTGCATTTTCTTGCATTAGGCTTTCATAGTTATTAGCTTTATTGTTGCTATCAGCTTGCTTTGGTTCGAAAACCTTTATTAACATTGCATCCTTTAATGAGTTTTCTGCGTTTGTAAACTGTTTTTCAGGGACAACGCTTGCTAATTTATTTATAAAAAGAGGCACAGATTCTTTTGGCGCAAACCTATTGTGCGATAATAAAAAATTAGATACCTGTACAGGGTTATATTTTTTATTTATTACTTTTTCTAACATTTTGTTAGCAACTTTTTCTCTGGCCTCAAACGGCTCGTCTGTATCGCTCAAACCAGCATATTTGTCGTAAATGCTGGGCGCATACTGTAGTTGGTTTTGTAGCTCTTCATCGTCATTAGCAAACCCATTATCAATAGCGTTAAAAACAGAGCGCTCAACAATGTTTTTTAATCTTTGAAGACTGACTGATTTTGTTTCCCGTACAGTAGACTCTAGTCTTTGTAAATAATTTTGTAGTTCTTTAAATACTTGGTCATTATATTTTTTGCTTTGCGCGTCTTTTGATATTCTTTGTAAAGGCACAACTTGTTCCTGTAATTGTTCATTTTGTAGGTCAACAGGAGTAAACATCATGTTAAGCTTGGTTAATATTGCATCTGCAATATTTTCTTCATCACTGTCTACAATACCGCCTTCTGCAAAACCAGATCTTTTTGTTAATAGGCTTGGTTTTTTGCTTTCTTCAGCCACATCAAACTCTTCTGCTAGCTTACTTGCGTCTTTTTTTATAGCAGTTATTTGTGATTTTTGTATATTTCCAGCGTTGTCCTCTGTATCTAACAACATCCTTAATAATTGAGCGTTATCAATATCATCAGCACGCATGATCTCACCAGTAAATCTTGCGCCTCTGGCTAGATCTAAAGCTGTTTGGCTTTTCAACGGCGCTAAACCTTTTTGTGCTTGACCTATTTTAAAGGCTGTTTCACCGACCAACCTAGGAGACTGTAACGGCAACCCAGCCAACATTGCTGGATTTACAAAAGCGCCATAACCAGCAACGCCGCTTGCGCTTAAACCTTGTAAACCTCTAGGCGTAATACTGCTTAATGCTTGGCCACCAATTTCAGTAATTAAGCTAGGATCTAAGTCCGCAAGCATGTTCAACCTATTGCCATAAGATGTGTTGACATTATTTCTTAGAGCAGATTGTAGTTTTCTTAATGTAGTGCCTGCTTGTTTATTTTTACCAAGCGACAGCTCTTGCATAAACTCTCTCTCTAGTTTAATGGCTACCTCATAATCTTGCATAACCTTGCCGTAATCTGGCACTTCTTCCAATATTTTTGATTTAACAACATTTCTAAGCTTCGCTACTACTACTCCTGAATCGCCAACATTTAGACCAGTAGGATACTCAGCATCTATTCTTCTTTTCAGTATGTCTAAGCCTTTAGCGTTGTGAAGCTTTGGGTTTTCCTCAAAGAGCTTTACAATTTTTTTTATATCAGATAATTTTTTTTGTGCTTTTACTGACAACTCTGACACGCCCTCAAACATATAGCCGTCCTCGAAAGCTTTGATAGCTTGTTTTATGTTTTCAAAATTTACTGGCGTAGCCTCAAGTTGCAAAGCCTTTTTATCTTTTTTAAACCTGCCTCTTGTTGCTGTTTGTCTATCTTTAAGAGCACCCAATGCCTTCGGCACTATCTCCTCGGGCGCAACATCACCACGCAAGTTTTCTAAAAACATTTTTTGAATTTCAGGACTGCTAGCACCAGCTCTTGCTGCGACCTGTATTGCGTCTGTGCCTGCGCCTGTCGTAAGTCCAAGAATGGGTGCAGCCAGTTTACCAGCACCGACAGTTGTTGCTCCAGCTAACTTAGCTCCTTGCAAAACCGGATCTATTGCAGTTCCGACCTTTGAAATAGTTTGTGTAGTCTTACCTGCTACACCGGGCACTTTAGCAGCTAATCCAGCACCACCAGTAAACACTAGCGCAACATCGCTCAACACACCCAAAGGATCAGTAGCAAAAGACTGTTTAAAACCATCAAAGGTGCCATATCGATCTGCAAAAAATTTACCTACTGCTTTTGCGGCTTCCTCGTCTTCATCGTAAAATGTTGGCTCTCCGGGTGCAACAAGCTTTACAACACCTCTGCCAAGTGATGCCAAAGACTGTGCTGTTTCTATTGGATGTCTAATTGGGTAAGTAACATCTGTGACCAATTGTGTTGCGCTTGATGGTAAATTTTTTACAGCCTCAGTGACAACTTCTACACCAGAGATTTTTTCTTCTTGATCTTGTGCCTGTTTTTGGCTTGCCTCAAGCTCCTCAAGTAAACTCACTGCTCTTCTCGCGCTCTTAACATTTCTAGAATAATTTCTTGTTCCTCTGGACTTGCGTTGGCAAAATATTCTTTAATCTCATCATCGGTCATACCCTCAAAGTCTGACTCTTGCACAAGGTTGTTCATAATACTTTCAAAATCTAGTGTGGGTATCTCATAACCCTGTAGTGTGCCTTTTTCTTCGTAATACGCTATGGCTGCTTCTTTGGCTCTAGCGGCTTGATCTATGGTGTCATATAGCCTTTGCAGTCTTGCGACATTTCTGCTTTCATCAAGATATTGGTTAAAAGCCGCATTTACTAGCCTGTTGCCCTCTCTCTCTGTAAACTGAGCTCCAAGTTTTTCTCTAAGAGACTGGAAAACAATATCCCTAATATCACTTATAAAAGATGCAGCATCTGGCGCAAAGGCACCCATCGCCGCGTCACCTAGGACACCAATCACAGGACCTGAAACATTGAGCTTGCCCGTCTCAAGTATCTGTATTTTTTCTTCTAAATTTTTTAAATTTGATTTTACCTGTGGACCACCTTTTAAAACATAATCTGCCATAATTTTACCAAATTCTTCATCAACCTTTTTTTGTCCGGCTGTTAAATCTACACCTCCAGGTGATTTACCCCTTCTTTTTGCCTCCTCCAAAGCGAACAAGGCTAGCGGATCTTGATTTTTCATTTTATTCCACGTTTCTTTACCCTCATCATCTAAGCCTTGATAAAAATTATAATTAGAAATATCTGCCGTATCTTTTGCGCCACCAGCTGTGCCTGATTGTTTTGCTAGCTCAAATAATGCCTTATCTAAAAAGTCTGACGCTTCTTTTTCATCACTCATAGCTAATTTAGCCGCTTGTAATCCAATTTCTTGTCTTGCTTGTTCCATCAAACGATCTCTCTCACGCATGTCAGCTGATGCTAAGTTAAACCCCATAGCTAAACCTTGACCAATAGAATCTGGCCCTGCGCCTTGTTGTTGCGCCGCTAAACCTTGTGAAATGCTGGTGGCTAAATCAAATATGTCAAACTTATCTGGCTGTGGTGCAAATTGTGAGAGTCGATCCACATATTTTTGTCTTTCTGTATCATAATCAAAAGCTTCCACCCTGCCTCTAAGTTCAGCAGCTAGCTCCTCTAATAGCCTATTTTGCTCTGCTATAGGATCACCGCCCTCTGCCATATCAATAGATTCAAATATTTGTGGTCTGCCTATCGTCACGATGAGCCACCGTATAGTTTACCTAATGCGCCAAACGCAGCGAGTCCTGTTGATAACCCAGACTGCATTGGGCTAGGTGGCGGCGCAAATTGAGTTGTAGTTGTGAACTGACCTGCTGGTGCCATACTGATAAACGGAGCCAATGCTTGATATTGAAGCAATGGTGTCATCTGTCGCTGTTGTAAATTACGACGTTGTGCATCTAACATTGCTTGGGCTTGTCCTTGTTGCTGTGATCCCATGCCATAAAGTGCAGCTATGTCAGATGCAGATGCGCCTGCTGCTTGCGCTCCTAGGCCTTGTAAACTTGTTCCAAGACCAAATTGCCCACTAAATCTTTGTTGTCCTATATCTTGCTCGGTTTGTCCTAAACCACTTAGAGCGCCTGCTAATGCTTGCGAACCACCAAAGCCTTGACCTGCTAAACTAGCTAAACCTGTGCTTGCAGCTCTTTCTGCAGCTTTTTGTCGAGCAAACTCGCCTAAACCTGTCTGTTGCGCCTCTCTAAAGCCTCTAGAGCGTATGCCACTCAATGCCTCAGCCAAACCCCTTCCTAATGCTTCCTGACGCTCTCCTGCGCCGAGACGAGCTCTAGAGCCAAAGGCTGACTCTCCACCTCTTGCAATATCGCTAGCTCGTGCTCCAATATCTGACTTTGCACCTTGTTCCATAATATCTTCGATGGTTTGTTGCACAACACGATCTTCAAACGGATCATAAAACTGACTTGTCATACTAGGATCATAGCCACCTAAGGTGCCTCGAAGTATGTCAGCTGATTCACCTAAGCCTTGTTGTAAAGATCCAACTCCTCCCTTGGTTGCTTCTAGCGCTCCGATAGCAGCAGTTCTGCCTCTTTGTAAGCCCTCTTCTAAGGCTTGTGTACCAGCACCAAAAGCTTGTCCTGCTTCTTGTAAATAAGGATTTTGTATGCCAAGCGCTTCTCTTTGCATTTGCATGGCTTGTAATTGATCTGGACTAAAACCAGCTACTTGTTCATCGATAACCACAGGATTACCTTGATCATCGTAAAATACCTTCTCAGCAGCTCGCATAGCACCAGGAATGAAGCCACCTTGTCCACCGATACCAAATAATAATTGTTCTGTTAGCGGATCTAAGCCAGTTGCGACCTGAGTTACGCCTGCAGCAAAGGGTTGCTCGTTCGCGATAGTAGGAGCCAGCATATCATCGCCTGTGGTTAAGTCTTGTTGTTGATCTACTAAACTAGGTGCACCACCAATATTATCAGGGCCTGTGGTAACAAGATTGTTTGGTGCAGCAAGTGGATCTAACGTTTCACCTCTTTCATCAAAAGTCCGTGAACCGCCTGGGAACATTCTAGGATCTGTTCGACCTCCACCTGGGCCGCCTATGGACATTGGGGGTGTTGGTCTTTGATTTGGTGGCGTAAATGGAACACCCTCACCCATCTGCAAATTTCCTACTGGTGCGCCTACTAATCTGTCCTCACCAAGTCTTTCTATTGACATAGGGGGCGTTGGTTTTTGCACTGGTAATCTGTCAAAAATAGTTCCGCCTTCTGGTAATTCTTTTGCAAGATCTCTTATATCTGGTGCATCTTCTTTAATATCTAAATTCAAATCACCTGGTGGTTGTATTGGTAAAGGTTGTTGCATAGCACCAAGTCTGGTCTCAAAGTCATCTAATCTTGCTAACAAACCACTTGGATCAAATGCAGGTGGAGCCGCAACCGGCTCTCTGTTCTCTAGTGCATCTAATCTAGCCTGTAAACTGCTAGGATCAAAAGCTGGTGGTGGCGCTATTGGTTTAATATTTTCTAATGCAGATAAACGCTCTTGCAGTCTGGATGGATCAAATTGTGGCATTTCTAGGTTTTCTAAAGCTTGTAGTCTATTTTGCAAACTACTTGGATCAAATGGTGCTGGTGGTAGTGGTATATCTATACCTTCTCTTGCTATATTTAAAAACTGTTCTCTAAAATCATCTGGGTTGAACGTTGGTGCTTGTCTATTTTCTAACGCACTTAATCTGTTTTGCAAAGCAGAAGGATCGAACTGAGGTATGTTAGATATACGATCACTTAATCCTTGTATACCTGCCTGTAACTGTGAAGGATCAAACACAGGTACCTGTCTGCTCTCCAGCTCTGCTAGTCTTGCCTGTAATGCGCTTGGATCAAATTGTGGTATTTCTCTGCCCTCTAAGAGTCTAAGCCTCCTGCGCAAATCAGAGTCATCAAAGCTTGGTGGCGGAGGCACGGGTCTGCCAACCGCTATGGGGTTTGGTTTTCTTATTGGTGTTCTCATCATCGGCGGCCTCATTCTAATCATTATGAAGGCTCCGCTCTGTTAGCAAAGGTATCCATCATCTTATACATATTGTCCATGCCACGCTCTCTGTCTTCGTTTAATGACGGTATTAGGCTAATAATACCATTACCATCGGATTGTATTTCGTAAGCGCCTGCGCCTCTTACAGCTCGTCCTGTCATTACAAACTCACCATCGCTTAACATAGCTGGTATGTCATCGCTGGTTTCCGTGCCGGGACCGTTTATATCGCCATCTTTTCTTGGAAACTGACTTGGATCCATCTCTCCACCCTCTTGCATTTGCACGGCTCCGCCTTGTGCGAAAGCCATAATACCGCCAGCTCGCATACCTCTTGGTTTACCACCCGATAGTTCTGGCAGAGTGCCTGCTGGCAATAACCCAAACTCAACTGGATTTGGCGCAGCTTGTCCCATTCTTCTTGCAATCTCAGCTTCTATATTGTATCTGCCTGTCGGACTCATGGTTGTTAATGGTGTTAGAGGCACGCCTTTCTGTTTTTTTGCATCCTCATACGCTAACTTACCTAAACCAGACGCTAACGCACCGATACCACCCAACTTAAGCATGTCACCAAAGCCACCGCCTTGATTTTGACCGCCGAACAGACCTGCAAGTCCGCCACCGCTTGTGCCAATACCCAAGGCATCTTCCACGCCTTGTGGTAATAATTTAGAGCTAAGAAACTGCATAATGCTTTTATCATTTTGCGTTGCTTGAGTTATTTGCATCCTGCTTATCTGATCGGGTGTTAAATTCTTTATATCTGATCTTGTCAAAGGCTTGCCGTCTAGCGTACCGATGACATCGCTCTGTGGAGACACGTCTGTTTGTCCGCCACCCACACCTCCAAGTAAGCTCCCAATACCACCTCTTATCCCACCAACAGTATCTAAAACACCTTTGCCACCTAATATGCTTGAGCCTATGCCACTTGGTATGCCCAAAGCACTACCAACAGAACTTAAGCCTTTACTTAGAACACCGCCCACACCGGGTATTAATAAAGGTAAAGCTATCGGTGCAACTTTTTTTACGACTTTCTTTAAACTTTTACCTATCTTTTTAAAAAATCCAAACTGCTCTAAGCCTGTCATTGGGTTAAGGCTTGCTATACCTACACCGACTACTGCTTGTTCAGGATCTATGCCTGCTTGCTTAAACTTATTTTCTACAGCTTTTTCAAACTTAGCATCTTCAAAAAACTCTGGTGGTAGCACAACTTCGCCAGGACGTAAATGTGCTAACTGCGTATCTTCGCCTTCGCCTTGCATAGCCAGCTCTTGAGCTTGTCCTGACATAGGCGCCATACTTGATTGTTGTGCTCTTTGTAACATAGATTGAAGCGCGTTTTTATCTTCGGGCGACATGTCCTCAGCACCAAGCATCATTGGCTCACCGCCTGTAGGCATATCACCTATTTTCATTGGAGGCGATACAGGATCAGTTGTTCTCATTGCCATGTCTTTCACAGCAGAGTCACTTGTAAGATTTGCTATTCTTTGCTTTAGTCTTTCGCTTATCATGGTGTACTTACTGTTACTGCTCCTATACTCATTGTTGCAGAGATCCCAGTTAAATAAGTTTGATGCTCATACAGGTTTCTAAACTGCGTTCCATCAAAGGCTTGGTGAACCTCTGTCGTTGAGTTAAATATAATAGCACCGGTGGCAAATTGCAACTCACTAAGGTCTGTGGAGTTAAACGATTTTATGCTGTCTGGATCAACAGAACCAAGGTTAATCTCTAATATTCTAATTAATCTGTTAAAAGTATCTGCCGAAACGGTGTCACCATCAGCTAAAGGCAGTTGTGTAGGTAATAATTTACTCATTATCTACGCCCGGATGGTTGTACTTCTACTCTTGTGCTGCCAAGCCTCCACTTGTAATTTTTTCTATCGTTGACGGCATTATCGTCATCTGATTCAAAACGCAACACAAACTGTCTAGCTCGTGATCGTAAAGATCCAAAGGTTGAACTAGCAGTAATCTGCGTCGTTGAATCTGTTGATAATGTTTGATTATTAAAATCACGCCTCTTAACAACTACATTGATAGCTGGGTTTTGACTTGTTCCTGCCTGATTAACAAACAAGATATCTGGCAGAATACGTTTTAAAAACACAAATCTATCGCCATCTGCAATATCTATGTCAGCTGATTCTACAAACACACCATCCATAGCGCTTTCGTCATCGTTAAACCCTTTCTCATGCTCGTAGATGCGCTTTGTTGAACTTTCTTCACCAGCTGCTAATGGTTTATCCAATACACCTGCGGCTAACCAACTATAGCGCTCTAAAGTACCGATACTCCAAGAACCTTCTTCATAGTTGTATATTGCGTATCTTGAAATCTCTGTTTCATTATCCGTGGTTGACGGATAGAAAAACCATATTTCAGAAAACTCTTCGTTTAAACCTGCAAAACATTTGAAGGCTTGCGTATCATCAAGATCAGAAAAAACATAATCTTGCACGCTACAAGGCAGTTTTTGCACTGAGCCGTTGTAGTAATAAAAACCTTTTTTCGACATGTAATAAACACCTCGCGGTGAATTGGTGGCAGCCTTTGGACCTATTAAACCTGCGCCTTCGTTTATAAGGTTGACTGCGAAAGTAAGAGGTGGTCCGATAAAATTCATTGAGTATAGGGAGGTGTCAGTCCATATCAACACTTCTTGTCTTGCTTTCAAACCACCAACTATTGCAGAACCAGAAGATAATCTTAACGATCCGGCAGTATTGGTGGCTAACGGCTCAAACTGTAACGGGTTTTCTTGGTCACTAAATGCAATCAACATAGGATCTAATACGCCTGTTCTAGCGCCGCTACTAATTGGGTCAGCTCCTAAAATAATTAAATGTCTATCTGTTTCAGAGGTTATTACTTGTAAAGCTTTGGTTGGCACTAAGTTAGCACCGCTTGTAGTTGCTAAATTTACAGCTCTAGTGCTAACGCCGTCGTTTTCAATCCACCTAAACACACCACCTGCTCTTGGGTTGATAATTAAATCTTCTCCATAATTATCGTGAGTCCATAACCGAAGATTGTTTGTGTCTGATAACTCAGTGGCAGCTCCCCATGATCCAGCACCCCAAGCTCCTACACCCCAACCTGTAGATGGAACATAAACATCTAAACCAGAATTTAACAAATATACGGCATCAGTTGCCGAGCCGCCATTTCCTGAATCACTAGCACTTGCAGTAATTGTAGCTCCGCTCGTGTCTTTTGCAGTTATTTCATAAGTATTTGTGCCTGTTACTAACGAGATTTGATATTCTTGATTTATGACGGCTGCTGTTACATTACCACCCAAACTAACAGCGCTTGAGAAGGTTACAAAATCCCCGTTAACAGCGCCGTGAGCGCTATCTGTTACTGTTAAAGTTGAAGATCCGTTGGTGGCTGCAAACGTTGCTGAGTTAGTAGTGGTTTTTCTAACTGGGGTTATGTCGTTATATGCACCACCCTCTTCGATGTAATACTTGTTAGTTGTGCCTATGCCTAGATACTTGTTACCCCCAAGAGAAATCCATGAATGTAATGCTCTTGCAGAACCAACCAAGGTATCAGAGGAAAGTTTTTCCCAGCCACCTATTTTTTCAACTCTGCCTTTTCTAAAACGAATTTTATCGCCGTTCACCCAACCACCTTCGTTGGAGTAATCGGTTTCCTCTTTGTTTATACCAGGCTTAAAATTAAGTTTTGATAGCGGCATGAGGCGACATCTAAGCTAACCTAATGATTGCGCCAGTCGCAGTAGCACTAGGAAACACTATAGTAAAATCCCCTGCGGTTGATGTTTTATCTCCACCAAAATCTATCGCTGCTACAGCTTTGTCTGATTGCGTGTCGTTATAGATCAAACATCCTCTTGCTGTAACTGTGGCGTTACTAAAGGTTAAATCTGCAAAGTCGCACACAGCTGTCGTTCCAGATGTGGTTGGAGTCACGCTTGTTAGCGCTGATCCGCCAGAAGTATAGTTTGTGCCACTTGCCTGCCCTGTTGTGACAAAAGCTGTCGTGCCTGCTCCTAATGTTGCAGAGCTAGTGTATAAAGCCAGTTTGAATGAATTACCACTAGACGCTGTAAAGTTATGTGTGCCGACTAACAACTCTTGTTTAAAGCTTGTACATATTGCTGATGTTATTGCCATTATAGCTCCTTCAATATTTTAGCCATGTCGCTGTGGCCTTGTTTTTCTAATAAATTCGCATAAGTCGTATTTTGCGACTTAATTGCATTTTTTATAGTATATAAGATTACAGTATAAACTTGGTTTTGAAAAGCCAAAGCCTGCTGTTTGATATGGTCAGGAGCACCGTCAGATATGTCACATATTTTCTTTGTAGCTTGAGCTGCCCAAAACTCTGGATCATGTCCTTTGCCCTCGGTTGTTGTGACGCCAACCTTTCCTAAAACAAAGTCGCTTTTCGCACTCATCCTTTGTATGGCTCTGGTGGCACTACATCCTCATCAATCTTGAGTCCGTATTGTTCTAACTGTTTGTTAATATCTTCATACGGGCCAATAATAAATCGCCCTTCGTGCGGTACAGCTACAAGTGGTTTGTCTAATCTATGGAAACCGTAAAGTTTTTCTGTGCCCGGAACATTAGAATCTAACACTGTAGATCTACCACTAATACCTATAAGTATATCTTCGCTCATGCATTTACTAATCCAAAATTCAACACAAGCTCTGCCTGCTTCTGCAAAGTGCATATTTTCTTTGTATGAAAAATCTATACCAAATAGATCTAATCTGCCTACTTTGTTGTATAAAGCATAAGCAATAGCATAAGCTACTGTATTGTTTAAATATGCGCATTTTGTCGCATTGCATACATCCTCTACAGGATACATCACAGGGTTGTTAATTCTAGGATCTAACTCACAGGTGTAAACTGGCGTCTGCGTTTCTCGCAGAACTCTACACATAACAGACGTTTGTTTGCCTGCATCGTCGGTATCAAAAAACCTACTTGCAGGATCTAACATAAATATGCGGTCACATGGGTATGTTGACGCAGCTGAATTGATACACCAAACCTCGTCCCACGTTCTACCGTTTTGTAAACCTATGGCAAAATCAACTTGCGATATGCCAAGTCCGACTAGAGCAATACTTTTGCCCTCTAAAGATTGTATTCTACTCATCAGCTCACATTAGAGCGAACTGAATCATACCTATATTCGTCGCGTGTACCACGACCTTCTGATGTGTTTTTCATTCTAGCTATCGCCTCCTTAAAACGCCCTTCTAACTGTGCGATAACGTCAGCAGGTTCTTTTAAAAAGATTGCACCCTCCACCAGAGAACCATACAGCAATGCATCGCTGTAGTCCGTTGATAAGAATGTCGTGCCAGAGTCGCTACCAGCAGTCAAAGAGACTGGTTTATGTAAATAATGAAGTTCAACCGTATAATCTGCATCAGGTATAGGCGAAACCTCAAAAGCCGCATCGTCAAATAAAGAATAATATTTAGGCGTACTTCTTGTAGTGCCTGATGAATATTTTTTAATAAATGACGGATGTTTGAAATCTAAATAATCGTATGTTGACGAGCTAATTAGAGCCAAGCTCATCGATGCATAAAAATCTGTTGGTGTAGCTAAAAAACGATTACCTGTTGTCAAAGTCCCTTGTACATTCTTTCTTTGTTCAGGCAGTTGTACAAAAGAAAATATACGATCCTCTGCCTCTTGTATGAAAGTCGGTAATTGTGTAGTAAATGTTGACTCAGATACCTCAAGATAATCTTGTATTGCTGTCTTTAATGTAGCTAATGTAAAACTCATGTTGTTACCGTTACTTCGCCAACACCAGAGCTTACAGAAAAAGTTGTAAGCAAACTACCTAATTTCCCATCACCAACATTTGTATAAACCAAAAATTTAGAGTTGTCGTCTGCGGTGTCAGGTCTAGGATCTTTAACTGCTTGTGGGTCTACAGCAGACGGTTTTGGTTGTAATTGTGGGTGTTTGGCATCCCACTGATCTGGACCTACTAACAAACCATCCCAAGTTTTACGCATTTCACGCAACTTATATCGAAAACCAGTAATATCGCAAATACCGTATGAATTTTTACCAGATGCAAAAGCCATTATGCGTTATTGTAACTTCTTAAGTTGGGTGTAATATTAAATGATGCCCGGTCTTCGTCTGTTGACAGTGCTCTTTGAAACTCTTCTTCGTACAATCCTTTTAGCAATCCTGTTCTCTCCGGCGCTCTTTTCAAAGACATATAGTAAGCTAATCCAGCTGCTAAACATGGATAAAACCTAAATGGCATATCTAATGTGTTAGCGCCAGCATCCGCATCATCCATCCTTGTTAGTACATTCATGTGCACAACATAAGTGCTTGACTTATCAGGCGTAGGCCAGACTTTAATTGTTGGTGTTGTTTGTTTGTTGATAAAAAATTGATTGGGTTTACCAGTGCTAGATTTAGTTGTTATGTGTGAATACTCTGCTCTGCTTAGTCTTGTAAGCGGTAGATCCGTGGTTTCAGTGCCTACTGTCTCTCTTATAAACACATCTAATACATCTATAGGTGCTGTAGCATTGGTGCTATCTATGTTGTATGTTGCCGTATCTTTAACCATGTCTAGGGTTTTTTCTTGCACTGTCCATTGATTGAGGCCTCTGTTAGCCCATTCAGCTAACATTAGGTTAAGACTGCGTGTAGCACTTTTAAGATCATAACCTGTTCTAAGCTCTAAACCACAGCGCTCAAAAGCCTCTTCAACGTAATCAGCTACATCTAATTCAAAATCTTTACTGCCTGATAATGCCATAATTACTCTCTATCTTCGTCTGAGGCATATAAATTGTCAAATGTAGTTACTGGATCTGTGTAACTTTCATGTGCCTCAGCTGAGTGAACCCACTGTGATGGAGAAAAATCTGGTGGTCCTTCACCCGTTCTCCATAAAGCTGGATTAGTTGCTCTAACGCGATTATTTGGCAAAGCAACAAAATTACCTGTGTATTCACCAGCGTTAGTCAAGTATAGCACATGACTTTGTTTGTGTTGTGCAGGATCATCTGCTATTGAGTGCTCAGTATAATCAACGGTAAACATATATTTGCCG